CAGATTGACAACCGCTCTGCTGTGCGGTGTAGAGCCTAATCTACTGTAAACATCGCCTTTTACAGGCGCACAAACTCATCCGGAACAAGATAGCCGCCCTCTGCATCTGTGCCAATGTGCAAATCGTCATGGACATCGATCCAGTTACGGTTTCTGACGCTATTCCAGAAAGCCTTCTTGTAGGCATCGCTTGCCGTGCCTGTCTTTTCCGTTACATTCGGAGTTGCAGGCTTACCGAGAACAGGAGTGGAAGTTGCTTTGTTCATTTCAGCTTCGATTTCAGCCTGTCGTTCCAGACGCTGAATTTCCTTGCCAAGGTCAACAAGGGTCTGTTCCATTGCATCATAGGTCTTGGAATCTTCCTCACTGAGAACGCCGTTTGCATTTCTCTTGCTGTCGAGAAAATCACGGGCAGTGTCCCAGGCCTTCTTTCTCTTTTCTCTGAGTTCTTTAATCGTCATAATCAATTCCTCCAATCAATATTTCAAAAGTGCCAGCCTTTTTTCAAGCTGGTCAATCGGTGTACCTGTAACGGATTCTGCTGATGCAGATACTTTGGATAAGAATGCGGATAAATTCTTCGATTTGGAATAGGTCATTGCAGTCAGTGTATCTTCTTTTTCCTCTTCATCCGGTTCTTCCTCTTTAGGAACAACAGGCATTTTCTTCTCTGCAAACAGAATCCCGTCCACAAACCCCATCTCATGAGCCTTTTTCGCATTGAGCCATGTTTCATCGGACATCAGTTTTGCGATCTTGTTTCTGCTGAGATGAGATTTGGTTTCGTAGGCGTTGATAATGCTCTCTTTGACTTCATCAAGCAAGATGATGGCTTTTTCCATATCAGATTTATTTCCCATAGCACAAGTGCTGGGGTCGTGAATCATCATTAGGGCAGTTGGTGCAATCAAAGTTTCATCGCCTGCCATTGCCACAACCGATGCGGCAGAGGCTGCAATGCCATCAATTTTCACAGTAACCTTGCCTTTGTGATTTTTCAGCATGGAATAAATCTGACTTGCAGCAAACACATCGCCGCCCGGCGAGTTCAGCCAAACTGTCAAGTTTCCGCTGACCTTTGCAAGTTCATCACGAAACAGTGCAGGTGTCACTTCATCGCCCCACCAAGTATCTTCTGAAATGGGACCGTTAAACAGAAGTTCTGTTTCTGATGTATCTTCATTTTTTATGAAATTCCAGAATTTCTTCATTTGGTTTTCTCCTCCTTTTCTGAATTTTGATTTGCAAACGCTCCTGCATCAACGAGTTTTGTAAAGCTGCCATTTACGAGGTACAGATTTCCGCCCTCTTCTTCAGAAAGTATATTCATATCTTCAAGTTCTCTGATGTCATTCGCCGACATCCAGCCGTTTTGTCTTGCGGTAGCGTAGCCCTGCATACGGGAAGCATAATCGCCTCGCAAAAGCCCGTCCACATTGAATTTCACGAAATACTGCCCTTTTTCAGAATCAGAAAGAAGTGCTTTCTGTAAAGACTGCTCCCATCGGACGATCCAAGGATCAAGGCTGTATTTTACGAAATCAAGGGATAAATGTTCTACGTTACTGAATGTTGCATGGTCAAGATCACCGATCATATGGAGCGGCACTCTGTACATTCTTGCAATTTCTTCGATCTGAAATTTACGAGTTTCCAGAAACTGAGCCTCGTTGTTCGGAATTGAGATCGGTGTAAACTTTACGCCTTCTTCCAGAACAGCAACTTTATGTGCATTTCTTCCGCCATAGGCTCTGTGCCATGCATCTCTTAATTTATCAGGGTTTTTGATTACTCCAGGATGTTCTAACACACCACTTGGATTTGCGTTATTTCCGAAAAAAGACGCACCATAATCCTCACAGGCGATAGAAATACCGATCGCATTTTTCGCAAGTGCGATGGGTGAATATCCCACCAATCCATCGTATCCAAGTCCCGGAATATGCAGCACGTCTTCTGCCTTCAGAACAATATCGCCCTGTTCTTTCAGATTGGGATTTGCTTCATCGTAACGGCTGTAAATGTATATCAAGCGGTTTTTCTCATCACGGTCAACCTTCATTTTATCAGGCATTAAAGGATACAATCCCAAAACATCACCTCTGCCGTTCCGGATAATCTGTGCATAGGCATTGCCGTAAATCAGCAGATGGGACATCAGGGTTTCTCGGAATACGAAAGATGTCATTTCCGGATTTGGCTGATCATGCAGCAAAAAATAGAGCGGATGCCGTGGCACTCGCTCTTTTCCGCTATCGTTGTATTTGTACACATGAAGCGGCAGCTGTGCAATTGCTTCTGACAGAACCCGCACACAGGCATAGACCGCAATATGCTGCAAAGCTGTTCTATCGGTGACTCTTTTTCCTGCATTGCTTCTGCCGAAAAAATATGTGTATGACGGGCTGTCGTAGCTGTTGGTCGGCTTATCTCTGGACTTAAAGAGCCCGCTGAAAATTCCCATAAAAATCAATTCCTTTCAGAGGGTTGTTTTTTTGGTGTGGATGTGGTATACTTAAATATGAAATCGAGTAAATTTTTCGATTAAGTCATATAGCTTAGGAGTAAGATAAATGTGTTTTGAAGATGAATTCATGGATAAGCAGTCGGAAATTATTTCTTTGTACAAAGAAGCAGCAAGTGCTAAATCGGAACTACTATACGTATACATTTATAATGATGATTCCCAGTCTTTAATTGCAAGTGCATACCGTGTTGATGAAAAAGTAGTTGGCAATGTAAAAGCGGGTGTATCCGACGAAATCGATAATAAGATCTATAATATTATAACAGAAGAAATAATGCCGGAATTGAATGAAATTTGCCAAAGATACAATAGAGAGATACCTGTTGTATTTAAATATACATACAACTTAAAAACAGGTTCTTTTGATTCTGAGTATTTGTATGCTAAAGATGTTGCTGAGGATTATGAATGTGGTACTGAAGCTTTGAAATGGATTAAATCGAGATAATTAAAACACCAGCATCTCCCTCATATCATAAACCGACTCATCAGACACACATCCACAGCGAATTGCACGGTCAAGAGCCATGATCATGGCAACCGCACCGTCAATTTTCTCTGTGGATTTTTCTTTGTCCGGCTTGATGTTTCCGGCAGGGTCACGCCTGATGAAAATGTTATCCATCATCCACCTCAAAACGGGATGTCCGTTGTGTGCAAGCGTCTGTTCCAAGGTCAGCTTCATCAGTTCTTTGGTCGGTGGTGACATATCTTTGTAACCCTGCCCGAACTGCACCATCGTAAAACCAAGCCCCTCCAGATTCTGTGACATCTGCACCGCACCCCAACGGTCGAAAACAATCTCTTTGATGTGAAACTTCTGTCCCAGTTCATCTATGAAATTTTCGATAAAACCATAGTGAACCACATTTCCCTCAGTGGTTTTCAGATATCCCTGACGTTCCCAAATATCATATGGAACATGGTCACGTCTTACTCTGAGTGGCAGTGTTTCTTCCGGCAGCCAGAAGTAAGGCAAAATGTAATAATGTTCATCTTCTTCCGTTGGCGGAAAGACAAGCACAAATGCCGTTATATCTGTTGTAGAGGAAAGGTCAAGACCACCATAGCAAACACGCCCGGCAAGCCTCTCTTCATCAAACGCTACTTTGCATTTATCCCATTTCTCCATCGGCATCCAGCGGACAGCCTGTTTTACCCATTGATTCAGACGCAGTTGCCGAAACGCATTTTCCTCGCCCGGCGTTTCTTTTGCAGAATTACACGCAGCCACCACCTTATCTATTCCGATGGTTTTGTCGAGGGATGGATTTGCCTTTTTCCAAACCTTCGGGTCAGTCCAATCTTCCGATTCATCAGCACCATAGATAACGGGATAAAAAGTTGGGTCATGTTTTCTGCCTTCCAGAATGTCCTTTGCCTTTTGGTGAACTTCATAGCAGATTGAATTTGTGTCTGTGCCGGCTGTGGTAATCAGGAAATACAAAGGCTGCATTCTGGCATCACCGGAGCCTTTGGTCATAACATCAAAGAGCTTTCGGTTCGGCTGGTCGTACCCAACTAAGGGAACCACATTGTTTATAATTTATTTACATTCAGAAATTAAGACAAGCAGACGGGCTTAAATTTGCAAAGAAAATCGAATAGGTAAACGAGAAGCGTTCTTCATATATCAGTGAAGAACGCTTTTTCTATTTATTCGGAGGTTATTATGGCAAATGTATCAAATTCATCGGTTGTCAGAGTGCATAAGAACACCGACTTCACGATCATGTGTAATCATCATTTGAGAAATCAGAAACTCAGCTTAAAGGCAATCGGGCTGATGTCAAAAATACTCGGTCTGCCTGATGACTGGAACTATTCCATCGCAGGACTGGTGAAGATCTGCAAGGAGGGCGAAACGGCAGTCCGTGCTGCTTTGCATGAACTGATCGACGAACGGTATGTGTATCTGGAGAAGCTTCCACCGAACTACTCCAAAAGCGGAAGATTTGAGTACGTCTATCACATCTACGAGATTCCTTACGAGAATATCCCTGACGGTCTGGAATGTCCGGATCTGTTTCTCAAAATACAGGCGAAAAAGCAAGCTGAAACAAAGCAAAATGCAGCTTCTCCGGATATTGAGGAACAAGATGCAGAAAACCTGTATCTTGAAAATCAGGGTGTAGATAAGCAGGGTCAATTAAATACTAACATATCAAGTACGAAAGAATCAAATATGAAAGAATTAAATGGCACTGCTCCTGTTTCGACGAAGAAAAAAGCGGATAAGAAAAAATACGCAGAAGCTGTCACCATGACGGAGGAAGAATATCAGAAGCTGACAGATCAGCATTCAAAATCTTTCGTGGATAAGTGCATTGAGATTCTCAATAACTATAAGCTTTCCAGCGGAAAACGATACAAGTCAGATTATCACACGATTCTGAACTGGGTGGTCGAAAGAGTTTCCAAAGACTATCCTCAGCTGGATACACCTCCTGCACAAAGTCCGGCATATGACATTAACGTCAATCCTTTCGACCAGTTTGTGAGGTGAGAAAATGTTTGTCAATACAGAATTACTGGAGTTTATCCGCATGAAAAATCCACTTTCCTCGGTGGTGGAAAAATACGAAGTGATCGAGAAAGACTGCTGTAAATGCCCATTCTGTCACAGTAAGACCAATTCCCTGAATCTCTTTCACGATGAGATCTACACCTGTTTCCACTGCGGTGAAAGCGGTGATGTGTTTGGATTTGTCAGCAAGATCGAAAAGATCTCATTTGCGGAAACGGTTCAGAAAATGGCGAAATTATCGGGTATCTATACTCTGGAGGAATTGAAACAGCAGAATGTTTTTCGCTTCTGGGACAGGTTTCTGATCCTGTGTGAGCATTACCACATTTCAGCTGATTATATCGTGCGTGAATATTCCTCAGACCTGACGAAAGAATATCTTCTTCGCCTGAAATACAGCAAGGAGGAACCGGATACCGCTCCATTGGAAAATATCATGCAGCTGAAATACGGCGTATCAAAGGAATTTTGGAACACTGCTCCTGAACATATCATGGAGCATCTGACAGCAGAAAGGAAAGAAAATGAATGATACACTGAAAAGCATTTTTCGGACACTCTCTGAAAATGCAGAAGAGAACTTCATCAAGAACAAGAACGCAGAAGATTATCTTGCTGAGGACGGTCTTTGGCACTGCGGAAAATGCGGTACAGCAAAGCAGTTCCGACTTCCGGAACAGTTTACGAAAATGGGAATGCCGGAGATCGTTGGCTGCTGCTGTGCCTGCCAGTCTGCAAAGGAAAAACGGGAAAAGGCAGAATATCAGCTTGCTTCTGTCATCAGACAAAACAAGAAAATTGCCAATATTCCCGAACATTATCGGTCAGCGGACATTGCAGATGTGGAATCTTCGGATGCCAAAAAGATCGGGTTGAACTATATCAAAAACTTCGAGAAAATGGGCAGAACAGGACTGCTTCTCTACGGCGATGTGGGAACAGGCAAAACCTATCTGGCAGCCTGCATTGCAAACGCCTTGTTAGATCAGGGAGTAAGCGTCAAATGGCTGACCTCCATGCAGATCGTGGAACGCAGCTGTTTCTGTAATGAAGCAGAATATGCGGAATACCTGAACAGCATTACCGCTCCCGACTTGCTCGTCATTGATGATCTGGGAGCAGAGCGTGGCACAGAATTTGCAGTGGAACGTGTCCACAGCCTTGTGGATACCCGTATCTCCGCCAATCTGCCAATGATTGTTACCACCAATATCGACATTACGGATATGGGTAACTGCACTGATCTGAAGAAGAAACGCACATTTGACCGCATTCTGCCTGCAACATTCGCCTTTGCGATGAAAGGGATTTCCTATCGCATGAAACAGGCACAGCAAAGCTATGAAACACTCAAAAATCTGCTTTTGGGTGAAGAAATCAAAACAAACAGAAAGGACGAAAACACAAATGAGAATCATCAAAACTTATGACGGCATGACAATGAACTGCGATGTGATCGCAACGATCCAGTCGGTTTTTATGAACACACAGACCGGCAGCATCAGTGAAATGATCGATGACACCTTTGATCCGGATATTGTAGAATTTGCAGTGACTGCATTTACCACACTTGGAGATGAGGTTGTCCTTGCGGTCTACGCAACCGAAGAAGAACGTGACTACGCCAGATACAAACTGGAAAACTGGCTTGTTTACGATGTCGGAAGCTACTACACCATGACAGAAAGAAAATAACGGAGGTTTTTACAATGGAAAATATGGAAAAAATGATTGTAACAGAGTACGGCAGACCAATTATGATGCAAAAGGTCAAAGAATTTGCACAGAGATCAATTTTTCTTGAAGATGAAAGAGTGATTCCCTATGCAGTGTTTGCACTGCTTGACAACGGCGAACTGGTGAATGTCGGCAATTTCGATGATCTGGATACCGCTGAGATTGCTCGAATCATTCTGGATATTTTCACCGAGGACAAAAAGGCAGTATTCGATGTAAATCTGGAAGTGTTCGGAATCAAAAAGTTCCTTGAAATGCTTCGCTATGTGTCAGCGGACAGCGAAACACTCTATCACACACTGGTAAGTGATCTGAAAAGACAGCTGAAAAGCGGTGAACTGGATGTCAGCTTCACTTGACGGCTACATACAGCTTGCTCACGCCATTGTCGCTGTGGCAGCAGAAAGTTACAAATACACGCTCTTAGCCGTCAGAAGCCATACCCGAAGCGATTCTGTATATCGCAGAAAAGCAGAACTGGAAAGCTTTTTTCTGTCAGAATGGTTCGGACTGCTGTCCGGACTGGACGGAAGATATTTTATCAAGAGAATGCAGGAGGTTTACTATTTTGACAGGTAAAGAGTTTTTGTGGCAGTATATCATGATCGACCGGCAGATCAAAAGTGTGAAGCTGCAGTTGGACAGTATGGTAGAAATTGCAAAAGAGAATGCAATGAGCAATGTTTTTCAGGACGAAATAGCAGATCTGAAAAACAAACTGAAAGATCTGATCTCGAAATCTGCTCGTGTAAAAAAGGAAATACTGGATAAGATTCTGTTGATTCCAAACAATGAACGCAGAGAAATTCTGATCAAACGCTATCTGGAAAATAAAGCGGTTGTGACGATCTCCAAAGAGATGTTTATGACCTATCAGGGGATTTACTATCACCTTGATATTGGCGAAAAGGAAATTGAAAAGTTGTTCTGAAAGCAGAAAGGCTCTCTCACTTGGTAAGGTGGAGAGCCTTTTTTGATTCTCAAAAAGTTGTACAGTGTCACAACTTTCCTGTTTTTTGCTTGAATCTGTTTGAAAAAGCAATAAAACACTTTAGAGAACTGAAAAGCACTTGAAAATACTTGAGAGATTTAAACTTCTCATTTTGCTAAACTGAAATAAGTAAGCGGGAAAGGAGTGAGCGTATGACCTTATCAATTATCTCGCAGGACAGAAGCGTGTTCAACTATTCCAATGCGGTTTCCTGTATCACCTGCGGTGAGTACGATGACGGAAGCGGATATGGTTTCATGGTCTATCTGAACGGCGATACGGAAAACGGTATCGTAATCGCAGAGTATGACGATGCAGAAAAGTTCCATGCCGTCAGATCGGATTTTTCCAGATGGCTGCATGAGAATATCGACGCAGTGTTTGAATTTCCGGAATGAGTACAGACTTTGAAAAAGGCTTGCGAAAAACCATTGATCTGTCGGTCAAAAGCAAGGAACTGACAGCCGATGTCCTGAAATCAGCCATGCAGGATTTTCTTTCAGGAAAATCCAGACGAAAAGGCAGAGTGTCCATGAAACAGCTGTCGGAACATTCCGGCAAGCTGGAAAACGTGGAGATCAAGGGTATCGGGGATTTTCTGAGTGTAGCAAAGAAATATGACATTGACTATGCCGTCAAGAAAGAACCGGACAGTGATACCTATCACGTTTTCTTTCAGGCAGGTAAAATGGAAGATTTCAAGAGGGCTTTTCAGGAGTTCGCCAGCGAAAAACAAGGCGAACTGACGAAACCCCGTGCGGAGATCACCCGACAGCAGATCAAGGATATGGCAAAACAGATTGCCCATGAACCGAAGAAGAAAGAAAAGGTTCGTGAGAAGTCCAAGGAAATGACGCATTAGGAGGTTGAGAATGGATGCCAAAAAAGTAAAGAAACTCGTTCTCAATAACCTCGCCTATGTCATTTTCGGCTATGCCGGTAACATCATCAGCTTTTCGTTCCGAACGGCTGAGGGTAAGGACGTTTCGGAAAAGATACTCCCTGCCCTGAATAATCTCGGCACGGCGTTTGCCCATATCATTCCGTCTTTTCACCCGATCGATCTGCTGGTTGGTGTTGCAGTTGGAGTTGCCATGAAATTCATCATGAAAATGCGTGCAGCCAACAAGAAGAAGTTCCGGCAAGGAACGGAATACGGCTCTGCGGTATGGGGTACGGAAAAGGACATCGAGCCATATATGGACTGTAAAGACAAGGACAACAACGTCATTCTCACACAGACCGAAGGCTTGACCATGGGAAAGCCGTCCAGCCCGAAGTACGCCAGAAATAAGAACATTCTGGTCATCGGCGGTTCTGGTTCCGGTAAAACGAGATTCTTCGTGAAACCAAATCTCATGCAGATGCACAGTTCCTACATCGTTACAGACCCGAAAGGGACAGTACTGATCGAATGCGGAAAGATGCTGGAACGAGGCAGACCGGTCAGAGATGAGAAAGGTAATGTTTCCTATCAGCCGTATCGGATCAAGGTATTCAATACCATCGATTTCGGCAAGTCCATGCACTACAATCCTTTTGCCTACATCTCCAAAAAGAACAGAGAAAAGGACATTCTGAAATTTGTGGACGTTCTCATCAAGAATACACAATCAAGTCAACAAAACGGCGGTGACGATTTCTGGGTAAAGGCAGAGAAACTGCTATATACCGCATATATCGCCATGATCTTTACGATCAATCCGCCGGAAGAGCAGAATTTTGAAACGCTGATCGAGATGATCAATTCTTCGGAATGCCGTGAGGACGATGAAACGTTCCAGAACGCCATTGACCGATTGTTCGCATTTATCGAATGCTGGATCAACGATGATTTTCCAAATGACATGGAGATCAGCGATGAATTCAAGGAGATGAAAGCCAATCAGCCGAATGAAGAGCAGAAACGACTGGGAGCGTTTGCCTGCAAGCAGTATCACGCTTACAAACTTGCCGCAGGTGTTGTATGCTCTAAAAGACTTCTTAATCAAGCGGTTGGGAAGTCTCTTAGAACACACAACCTAAAACCGAAGAAAGGA